CTTCTTTTCCATCTATACAGTATTTAGCTATGGATAAACCTGCTCTCCACAAAGGCTCACTTATCTCTTGTTGGTTCTTAATTATATTCTTTAACTGACCACAACCTTTACCTGCCTTTGTTTTATTTACAATATCTAAGAATACACTCTCTTTGTCACTTACAAAATCGCTATCATTACGCACATACTTCTTGGGTATCTCTATAGGCTCATTACCAAGTAACTCACTAAACTCATCAAAATCTACTGATGGTGGCACATCAAACCCGAAGAAAGTTACTTCTGTAGGTGGATCTGTTTTATGATTGTGCGTCTTAGGTATACGCAGTACACGGCAGATATCAGCAGTCACAGCCACATCTGCTAACAAGTTATGCTGTATACACTTAGCTTTCAACACCCGCGAAACTTGTAGCCAATTTTCTTTACCCACACTTTCAGTTAAACCCCAGTAGACATGCACTCCTCTACCCGAGTTTACAGTCAAAGGTTTAGGTAGTTTTAATTCTTTACAAAATCTACGTAATGCAACTATGGCATCACCTTGATTGGCATAGTCCTTACTTGGACCACAATCTAAGTCGAGAAAAAAAGACTTAAGTTCTTTTACGTTATCTGCTTTCCTAGAGCCATCTTTATCGTATGTGGCTAATCCAAAATAAGAGTCGTAACCTTTTGCATCAAAAGCAACGGCTCCGTCAATTAAATGTCCAATAGTAGGATAAAATTTCTGTACCCTACGATCATCGTTTGATCGTATAGCTAACAAGGCATAAAGACCATCGTCTGCTAATACGTTTTTTAAAAATACATCTGTTTCCATATCATCCATCATATAGTTAATCGCCACCACCACCCCCTGAAAAATCTAAAAAAGAGGGGTAGTGATGACTACTGCTCTAACCTGACAATTTGTAGGAAAGGAGACTACTGCTAGAGCAGGTTACTTAGAGACTAGTCGTCCCAATTATCAACTATAGATGCTAAATCCTCTGCGTCTTCTTTTGGTGCAGGAGCAGATTTTTTCGCCACCTTTTTCGGTGCTTCTACGGGTTCGTCATCAAACGGATTATCTTCACCTTTCTCATCAGCTTGAAACCCATCAACAACATCAAACGGATTATCCTCCTTCATAGGTTTAAGATCAACAACTTGCACTGCTCTCAACCTTAGTGATACACCGTTATCACGCACATTATATGGCACACAAACTACAGCCACGTTAACAATACTCCCGTTTGTTAACATAAAATCTTCAGGTAGTTTAACACCTTTTGCATCATAATGTGCAGGTTTTCTTGTAGGTTCATTATCATAAGAACCTTTTAGTTTAGCCTTATGAGTGTATGAGCCGTCTTCATCTTTCTTAAATGGCATAACAAACTTTTGAGGCCAATTTGCTTCTTTCTTAGAGTCATAAGCTAACTTCATCTGCTTATATAGAGCCTTTGCTTGCTCTTCTGTCATACGAAACTGCAATGTGTATGCAGATCCCTCATCAGTCGGGTTACAAGGAACTGATCTTTGCTCAACTGTATCGTACTTATATGTACGGTTTATCCTCGGCCACATTGCCTCTACATTACTAATATTATAGTTCATAGTTAAATTATTTGACATGCTAAATCTCCCTTATATGTCATCATCAAAATTAACAGCACCTGCCTCCATGAGCACAGGTTCCTCTTTTTTCTTCTCTGCTTTTGTTAGTGCATTGGCAACGTCTTCAATATTAAACCTATAAGTGCTACCCACTTTTATGTAGGTATCTTGTGGTATATCTTGTTGACGAACCCATGCACGGATTGTCGATATGGAAACAGAGAAGTGCTTCGCCACATCTTCGATTGGTACGTATTTTCCTACCATTATTTCTTCCTCACTACTATTGAATATTCCGTATCTTGATTCAACCCTTTGGGCATCAGATCGGGGTTCTCCTCGAGGAACTGCTTTACATTAGTCTGATTAAGACGCTTATCGAAAAACTCAGGGACTTTGTGCTCCATGATAAATTCATACATGGATTCCCAATCGCTCGTCCAAAATTTAGTCTTAGTCGTTCTAAAAAACGATCCTTCAGGAGTTCTAGCACTCTCAACATTTTGCTCTGTGCAATAGTCGAGTAGTCCTTGTCGGATTTTATCTTGTTGTGCAACAAGTTTAGCATCCTTTTCTTTAAACTCAGCAGATAAAACGGCACGTGCATTTCTTATTTTTATGAAAGCTCCAGTCAGTTTATCTACCGACACTTTGTCGTTTTCAGTCATATTATTCTCCCTTATGATACTGATATATTATATATAGTGTCTATATATTACTTAGTCAAGTATTTCTTTGTAAAGATCAGTAATTTTTGTGTGTATGTTTATTCTATTGTCTAATAGTCTGTAAACGTGTTTTTCTGCGTCAGAACCTTGTAGCTGGACGACAGTGCACTTGTGTTTTTGTCCAGACCTGTGTACACGTGCATTTGCTTGTGAATATGTTTCTAACGAACTGACGGGGGACCACCATATGACTGTGTTGGCTGCTGTTAACGTGACACCGTGTGCTGCAGATGCTGGCTGTATTACTAATACCCGTGGATTCGATGCTTCTTGAAATTGTCTAAAGATGTTTGTACGTGCTGTTGCACCCACGCTACCCTGGATCACCTCTGTAGATATGCCATCGCTACGTAACTTATCTGTCAATATATCTATCACATGTCTGAAAGGCACAAAGATAAGAACCTTTTGACTGGATTCGTCAATAACTTCTTTTAATACTTTATATCTGTGTTTGATATCGAACTCTAATGTTTCACCATCATCTGTATAGACAGCACCTGCTGATATTTGTAGTAACTTGTTCATACCTACTGCGGCATTGACTGCCGTCACCTGTTCACCCGTTACATCAAGCACCAATCTTTTTCTTAACATTTCGTAATACTTCTTTTGCTGACGAGTAAGTTCAACGGCACGTTTTACATATGTCATGTTTGGTAGATCAAGACACTCGTCTTTTGTAAATCTTATCGCAGGTTGTAGGACTCTGTGCACTGTGCTTGTTGCATTTGCTTTTGGTATCCATTTAAAGTTAGTTATCTTTGTCATAACCATATCTCTAAATGTACTGCCGTATCTTGGAACTGCCGTAGGGTTGACCATCTTTGCTAGTCCGTATGCGTCCACTGGACTCTGTGCTGCAGGTGTGCCTGTCATCATCCACAGCCACGTGTTATCACATAATAATTTGTTAAGGACCTTCCAACGTCGTGTCTGTGCATTTTTATAATGTGTAGCCTCGTCTACAATTATTAAATCAAAGCCACCATTCTTTATAGATTCAGATACTATCTCTACACCATCGTAGTTTATTATTACATAATCTGTGTTTTGCTCTATTACGGATTTTCTTTTCTTGGCATCACCATGTGCTACAGCGACAGTTCTGTGTGGAGCAAAATTAAATAAGTCATTTCTCCAAGCACTATCCATAATAGATAAAGGACATATAACTAATACACGATTTACCTTGCCTTGTTGTATCAGGAAGTCTGATGCCCATATTGCACTAGCCGTCTTGCCCGTGCCCTGTTCGTTAAAACAAAAAGACTTTTTGTGTTGTGTAAAGAATAATGCTGTCTTGCGTTGATGTTTAAATGGTTTGTATTTACCCGAAAAGGTATATTTTTGCTGTATTATTTGCAATGTCTTCTCCTTGTTGCAACAGATAAAATCTGCGTTTTTCGTCTTTTTTCTAGGGTACAATCACACACGGGGGTTCCGTTTCGTGGCTGTACGAGCTTCCTAGAGCCTTATTTTTTCTTCTTCTTGCCGTTTCTGCTCCTATTTTTGGATGGACTCTCTAAAAAGTAGCCATCTTTGTTTTTGCCACCTTTGCTTAACATTTTCTTGTGACTAACATCTTTACCTTTTCTATTCACACCTTTTTTATCCAAAGCACGTCTTGCTCTTTGTCTTTCCATGCGATTAGGATGCTCACCTCTTTCTTTTTGTTTCTTATATTCTTTTTTGTAAGGTCTTGGTGATTTAGTGTAAGCCATTAGTTACTCCCATTATGTATGCACTCAAGTACAACACAGTGTCGTTTACATAGTCCACTTGGGTGTGCGTTCCAAACATTATTGCTATGTGCTACTTCCATACGCTCATAGCTACCTAACCATTTTTTCCATAATGCAGGGATCATATCGTCTGTATAAGTTTGTTTTATAAAGTTATTAGATACTACGAACAATAACCCTGCATTAATAGTTTTTATTTTAGGGAAATATTTAAAAGTAGCAAGTGCCATTAATTCTAATTGACCCTTGTCTGCATACTTTGCTGATCTACTTGTTTTGTAATCTACA